ACCCATAGTTCAATACCCTTTGTGAAAAGTGCATCAAACTGGGTCGCCAGTTTTCAGCCGAATTTTAGCACTTGTGAAAATCTGTCTTCAGAAACTTACATTGCTCTCTGGTCATGGTCAGAATGATGATATCCCCATCGGGATAGCCATCTTTGATCCGGGCCTCCTCGACAAAGCCGGAATGCTTGTCGAACTTGAGCGCTTTCTGATTGGCGGATGAAACCAACCCGATCAGTTTTTTGGCCTTCATGACGTCGAAGGCGTATCCGTAAACGTAATTGGTGTATTCCCTGGTCAATCGCCCATCAATGGCGATATGAATGCAGGACGATGCCCCATTCCAACTATCGAACCCGGTGACGGCAACGATTCGACCATCCGTTTCAAGCCCAATGAATCGAGACATTAAAGGGTCGTGATAACCCTTGGTCCGATCCATCATCCAATGTCGTAATTCTTCCTGGCGATCGGTGACGATCACTACAGCACACCACCCGGCTCGAACACGTAATCGGTGGAGTAGTAACGGACGTCTGAATTATTACTGCTCGTTTTGAGCCTAAAGGTTCCGTAATGACCGATCTGGCCACCCTGCAACCACCGGGCAAACGAATAAATGTCGCCGCCCCATGTGCCGGTATCCCAAACCGCGGCATCCCATAATCCGGCCGATGACATAGGTGAAGCCTGTTGCACCCCGGGCGTCGAAAGCTTGTCAAAATCGACGTTGATCTGCCCCGCATAGCTGAACTGGTTGTCGGTCCCCATGAAGATTCTGGCCATGGTGAATCGCTTGATTTGGCTCTGGCTTCCAAATGCTGAGAACGCGGGGAGAAGATCGGTATTGATCGCGCTTCCGTTGTCGTTGTGGCCGTCCCAAGCTTTGAACACTTTCCCATTGAGGCCAAAAAAGAGCTGTTCATTGATGAAGGTCCAGCAAACCCCGTTCAACCCCGTCCAGCGTGACCAGGCGCCGGTAATGGTGTTCATGACGTACTGATAGGAGAGCGATGAACTGACCGGCACATTCACCATGAGGATGTTTTCCGGCGGGAACAAAATGACCTGCCAACCATAATTCGAAGCATAATTCGAGGTATCCCAGGTGATCTGGTTCTGGATCTTGGTCGAAATGGTCATGCGAGTCGAAACACGGCTCGACATAAGCGCTTGAGACAGCGGAATTAATCCATCTTTGCCAAGAAGAAGAAGGTCGCCGCCATACTTACAGGTACACGACTGATTCCCGACCGGGGAACCGATGTAATAGACGCCGGACAATGACCAATCGGTGGAACTGGCCGGATTGGTACCGGTATAAATAGCCACTTCACCCGCAGAGGTGATCGCAACAAAATAATCATCCATGCCGTTGCCGGCATCTAGGGTGTAGGTTTCCAACTTGACCAGGTGGCCGCCCATTTTGAATAGCGGACCAAAATCGAAAGCATGCGCGGTTCCTGCGACCGCATCGGTGTCCAGATACCAGCCTTTCAGGGTATTCCTTTCAACAAACCATAGACGCCGCTTGTGCAAGATCACATCATTCAAGTGCGTGGTATCGACTCCGGTGATTGCAAACGGAGTTGATACGCCGGTCACGTCCTGCCATGTCGTGCCGTTGTAAATCAGAAGATTGTCAGCGCCATTGACGGCAATCGTGAAAGTTCCACCCGAGTTCGCAACTTGAGCCGACCGCCACCGTGCATTAGTCAGCCCAAAAACCACAGCCGAGCCAACCGCGCCTGATGCGGTGACATCATAAATTTCACATGACCCCGAATCGTTGGCCACAGCAAAAGATTTGTGCGAATTATCTGTCGCATCATAATTGATGAAGGACTCGATCGTTCCGGTGATGCCAGTTGCCCAAGGCGTGAATCCTTTCCTCGCCATGATTTCGGTCGGAAGGCAAAACCAGTTGTCCATGATCACGGCTTCGGTCGGCCCCATCATGGCAAGGCTTGATGCCGCATTCCAACCGCCAACAGGAGCGGTGACGGTCACAGTATTCGAGGATTGGCGTTTGGGTCGGAGCATTATTGAGATCCTTCAATTACGCGGCCATCTGGCAAAGTCACAAACGTCCCTTTGCGCTCTCTTGTCTTGAAGTATTGGGCGTATTCTTCAGGCGAGTGCATTTCCAGATTCAAATCGGAAGGGCTGAAATTCCATAACGCTTCGGATCCGCCGCGTTGCCACATCCCGCCCGGCAATTCAGGGTTTGAATACCGTGATTGCTCGGAAAATGTAATGTGGTTTGGCAATTTGAATTCATCGGTTAAATGCTGACCATTGCTCTGATCGGGTTTACCGTACTTCGCCACATATCCCGCAATGTCGTAATCCGGACTTTCAGGATCGGGCTTCGGGGTGCGAAGCAATGCCGCCAATCGACTGATATCAACTTGTCGAGTTGCCATAGCCGGTGTCCGGGATGTTGTTCTGAGTCAGGAGAAGATTCGGATATTTCGGAGCCAGAGACAGCGTATCCGCGCCAGATTCTGCCGCCTTCCATTTGTTCAGCTCAGAAACAAACTCTTGGAGAAGTGCCGTGGTATCGAAACCTTTCACCTCGAAGAATTTGAGTTTGGTCCCTATGATCAAAAGGCGATCCGGGAATCGGAATGTATCGGTATCAGCCGTGGGCCGCGTTTTCAAGGTGCCATCGGAACCGACCACCCAGGCATTCGAAATGTATTCGAATCCCAAAACTAAAGTCGAGGTGGGCATCGGCCAGAGGGTGAACTTGTTGCCCATGATGCGGTAACGCATTCTCGGCCCGGTCGTGACATAAGAGGCTTTAAGCCATTGCCATTCCTGAGCATCCTTCGGGCCGATGATCGACCAGCGGTTGCTCTTGTTGTATTGCGTTTTATCGACGCTCCGGGCGTAATCGCTCGGCATCGCATATTTCGCTTGGCCAAATGTGAACGTGACCCCGGTCGCCGTAGCTGTTGAGGGAATGTTCATTTCAAGCGAGGTCGTTCCGACTGAGGAAACAAACGTGTCCTGCATGATTCCGGTGCCGGAGATCATGAAGTCGCTGGACAATCCTGCAACCGATGAAAGGTTGCTGATCGTCGTTGAGCCTTCGGTGACGTCCCCGGTATAGGTGTAATACACCGTTTCGAAACGCCATTCCGAAGCTAAAACCTGCCAATCCCGCTCGGTCGAGAGGGTATCCCCCACTCGATTCAAAAGGCCTTGAAGCTGAAGAACTTGCAAATCCGTGGAAGATGCCACGGCATTAGGGGATGGCAACCCTAGTTCGAGACAAACATCCTGAATGTTCTGAAGGAGAGTTGCCATGCGCGTTTATTCCTCGGTGCCGGGATCGTCTTCATTCGATGCAGAAGGCTTACGGCCGCGCTTCGGCTTGTCGCCGGCATTCAGCGCATCCATAAGGATCTGCACCTTGTCTTTGAGTTCCTGAATTTCGTCGGCTTGTTTGTTGATGACGTCATCAGCATTCAGCTTGCCGCGATTCAAAAAGGCCTGAGCCTGGGTGCGAATTCGGGGGCCGCCCATCATTCGTGCAAAAGCGGCATCCGGCGCACCGGCCACCTGCTCCACAAATTTGAAGCCCTGGTACATGAGTTCAGTTTTGAGGGAATCGGGAACTTCATCCCAATCCGCTACCGGATGACCGCGCAAATCGCGGAATCCTTTATATGCTTCCCATTGCCGCGCAAAACGGGCTTTGTGGGTGTCCTCGGCAATCGTGTCGATCGTGAGGGTTTTGTCGCCAGGGATGCCGATCTTTACGAAATCGGTTTCCTGACCTTCGTGATAGCCGGTGTAAAACGTAACGTCGAGATACGCATCGCCGCCGGTATCGCCTACATAACTGATCTGTTCTGACATTGGATGTTTCCTGTCGAGGAAGGTGAAGGGGCGAGAGTATTCCCGCCCCTATCCAGACTGCTTTAAACGATCTGTCCCTGATGGAACGGACGGTTAATTTCGATCAGCGCCAGGCCCGTTGACGGGGTGCCGGTGGTGGTCGAAACCTTGGCATTGAGGATCTGCTCACCGTTGACCGCGGCATCGTCAACCGATCCCGGAGTTGCGGCGAGGGAGAACACATCAGCGCCAACAACCATGGCATTCGGTGCCTTCACAGCCGCGATGCCGGTGATCTGATACCAACCGTACTGGCTGGCAACATTCGCAGACATGGCGACCGCTACAGGACCGGTGCCGCCCGTTGCCGGGGAAAGCGCCGTGGTTGCAAGGTAGCTGTCGTAATCGACCATAGAACCCACAACCGTCGAGGCAACGCCCTTCAGGTAAATGAATTCGCCGGCCCCATAGGTCGGATCTTCGGCGCGAACGATCGTGCCGAGAGCGTGGTTCTGAGTGGTGTCCGTGACCGCAATCGGTTGCGCACCCACCAGAGGAGTCGTGATTTTGTAAGCCATTCGCGTTTCCTCCTTGGATTAGGTGGTTGAGAAAGTGGCGTTGAACTGCGCACCTGAACAGGTCAGAGCGCCGGACCAGCCGATCAGACGAACAACCGCATCCTGATTCACAGCCTGACGGTCTCCACCAAT